TCCGCTTCAATTTCTGTAACTGGAGTTTCAGTATTAATAGTGGCTTCTTGCTCTATGGCTTCAATAGGCTGAATCAGCTCTGGCTCAGGCTGTTTCTCAATATCTGGTATAGCATCACCTGGGCCAGCTGGAATGCTAGCCTGTTCAGTCTCATTCTTAGCTTTGGTTGAGCGTCTCTTTTTAGGTTTGCCTGTATTGTCTATAGTTGGAGGATAGACAATCATTCGACCAAATAGTTCACCCATTGCAACCAATTGTAATTCGGCATTTTCTTTATCCGCCTGAGCAAAACCATTGTTGACAGCTTTGAAATACTCCATGCACTGTTTGCTGTATTTAATCTGTGAGATATGGTCAGGATGAATAATAAAGATTTCCTGATCTTCCACGACATCATCAAGAGTCAAAGGCTTGGTAAATGTAATACCAGCCAGTTCCATGGTTTCAATCTTGATGCAGAACTCATAGCCTGGCATAGCGAAAATCGTGGCAGGGAACTGAGCCAGGTCATCAAAATCCATTAACTCACCAGCAGCGCGGCACATGATATTTCGGCCAGCCATCATTGCCTCAAAAGCTTCTTTGCTATTTAGAATTTTCATGCTGTCATTGCTCCCTTTGCTACTTGTTCTATTTCATTTTTTACAGCTTCAAATTTGGAAGCTTCTATCTGGTTGAGAGCATCAAGCCCTAAATGTTCACATACTATTTTTGCATCAAGGCCACAGGTATCGATGAAATCCTGCAGATCGGCCAGCTGCTCATCAGAAATGCCATTGAACTCTGGTGGATCTACCCAGGCATTACGTTGTTTATCAAACGTGCACTTCATTTCTAGAGCGCGGCGAACTAATTCAGCACGCATATTCTTGTAATACAGATGAGTGTCTTCAAGAGACTGAGTGAGCTGATTTAGATCACTCGCATACTGGGCCTCACCACAGCTTTGTACCCAGTTTTCTAAATCTTCTTGAGCCTTGATTGCGGCCAATTGATCTGGTGTCAGGGTATTGATATGGTCCTTAGCCTGTTTGATGAGATCGGCCAGAAATGTAGGACTAGTCTTTAGATCCGGCACCCATACTTCACCAGTATCACCACCTAAACCACCTGCATTTTTAGCGTGATGGGTAGGGCAAGGCTTAAAGCTAATGACACGGGCATTCTTACCTTCACCAGTGGTGACTGTGGTCAAATAGCCCATGATGTCAGCAATGCGATATAGCTCATTACGGTTTTTACCACCCAGATCAGGGCGATAAATTACCTGGTCACCGCTTTGATCTTCAGAAGCATGGGCAATAAACACAACATCCTTTCCTGAAGCGATCAGCGTATTCACGTACTGCTTAAAGATGTTGTTGTCCAAGCCCTGGGCTTTAAGCTTTAACGATCCATCTTTTTGTTTGTTGGTCGCATTCAGCATTAAATGTGTTTTGATGCTTTCAAGCATTGCACCGACGGTATCAATCACAATGGTGTTATATGGTTCAAGATCAGCCATTGTGAGGTTTGCAACATCAGACCACTGGTGAGCCTGAACTACAGCACCGCGACGCAATTCACCAGTACGGTGAGAACCTTTGTCAAAGTCGAATGAAATAGCTTTATCACCAGTAAAGCCTATAGAGGTTTTACCCAAGCCTGGATCGGCATACAGGTAAACAATAATTGCCTGAACTAGCAGCGCTCGATTCGCTGGAATAATATTAATCGCCATCTCAACGTACTCCTGCAGGACGGTTATTACGCTTAAAGTTCTTATAGTCTTCCGATGCAAAGAAGCCGGTACTTTCTAAAACTTGATGTCGTTTATTTTTGCGCATGGCGACTCGCGCATTTTCCAAACCATCTAGAATCCACTGTGGAGCTGTAGACTTATCCATTTTCTTCAGGGAGCCGTCAGGTTGGATGGAGTAAATCAACGTATTGCAGAAATAGTCAGCAATAGTTCCTGAGCTTTTGATACGTAAAGCGAAGTAGCTCACCCGATTTTTACCAACCCTGTAAATCTCAAGTCCTTCAAACGTCTTGATGTATTCAGAGAAGTAACGATGAGTTGAGCCAAACTCTACTGGCATTGAAATGACAGGTAGTTCATCTGCTTTGAATTGCAGGAAACCAGTGTAAAGATCAGCAAAATTAACTTGTGCTTGGTCATTAAGCGGGGACCAATCATCAGAGCCATATTCACACCAGTAAACCAGCTGGCCATTCAAAAGTGCTTCAAAGATTTGGTCGGCAGATTTAAGAATCATGACTGCACCTCCACCAGACGGTGTTTCATGATGTGGCCGGCGATCATTGCATTGATTTCGCGGTGATCCTGATAATCAGTGAAGTCGTTATATGGATTGCCATTGGCATCGAATACCTTGATTTCACCAAGTTCTATCACTTCTACATTAGTGAACTCGGAACCTGGTACACCGTAGTCATCTGGATGTGCTGCAACTTCAAACGAAGTGATTTCCAAACGAAAGCCATCAAGATTCAGGATTGCTTCACCGCGTACGTCGTCAAGCATTTTTAAAGATACGATGCCGTATTCTGATTGAATGTTTTGAGCTGGAGCTGCTTGGCTAGTACCAAAGTCAGCACACCATCCAAACGCCAATGCGCTTACAGTTAAGGCAGTAGCAACAAGAGTTACCTTGAAGCTATTGTGTGGAGTCAATTTTGCATTCATAATAATTTCACTCACAGTTAGGTGTGGGTCACGCTCCAGGTAGTTGTCGTAGGCTACGCTGGGGCTTTTTGTTGTCTGTGAATTAATAGTAAACATGACGTGTACCATCGTCAAGCAATTTTGTTAACTTTTTGTGGACTATTTTTGTTTACTCCTTTTGTGAAGTTTTCTATAGACGTAAAAAAACCGCCCGAAGGCGGCTTATTATTTTTTTAATTTTTATGGAAGGGGATTTTGCACATTGAATGCATAAGCCACTACACAAAATTCCTGCTCCATAATATCTTCAGCTGTCAATATCTCTTCTGGATACTCTTCAGTATTAGCACTAACAATTCGCACCCCACCTTTTGGCATGCGATATAAATATTTGAATTTGAATAACCCGCCATGATTTATGGCGTAAATTTTTCCATCAATAATTTGTGTTCTTCCGGTATCCACGTACACAGTTGCACCGTTATTGATTACTGGCGCCATAGAGTTGCCAAATGCTGTCAGAGCATAAGCATTCCCTTCATATACACCATACTTATTGAGTGTTGCCTTACTCAAACGCAGCTTTCTTGTTGCTTCACCAATAATTTCCGCAGCTGTACCCGAACCACACGACACTAAAAACTCCTTATAAAACGGTATCTCAACCTCATCATCATCAAGTGGAGTTTGGTGATCCCATCCTTGAACCTTGGTCACTTCAACATTTTGACCTTGCTCATCACCTCGCAAAATCCAGTTTACCGATACACCAAATTCAGCAGATGCCTTAATCGCACCCGATTTAGACACACCGCGCCTTTTCCAGTTGCTAACAGTCTGTGGAGATTCGTCGATCTTCTTAGCTAACTCTTCTTGGTTTAAGCCACTGACTTTTAATAGTCGTTGTAATGATGGATGCATGCTCATGTTAACTCGGTGTGAAGAAGCCTTCTTATTATCCAAAAAAGTAAACATTTTGTGTTAAACAGAATAATTGACAATACTTAACGCTGTGTTTACCATATACTTAACGTGATGTTGAGAATTAAATTATGGCTATCTCAGTAAAAGCTGATAAGGAAACCATCGCGAATCTAGGTGGGCCTGCAAAGGTTGCCGATTCACTTGGCTACAGCATTCAGCGTGTTCAAAACTGGACGGTTCGCGGGATTCCAGCAAAGGTAAAACTTGAATTCCCTGAACTATTTTTAAAACCACAATCAACCACCCCAAACAACAATGCAGCTTAATCAACACTGCTTAAAACAAGTATGTACCAGTTAAGTAAACAAAAATACGTTTTTAGGAAGACTAAATGAACATAGCAGATGCAGCGTACAGCACAGTGCATGACTACCCAGGTGGTGCAAATGCATTAGCCCCAAGGATGGGGATTAAAAGTCCAGCTGTTTTAAACAGCAAAGTAAATCCAAATACAGATACTCACCACTTAACACTGTCAGAAGCATCAAAAATGATGGCGATGACTGGTGACTATCGAATTCTTCAAGCCTTAGCTGCTGAACATGAAAAGGTTGCAGTTGATCTTCCTGAAGTCCCTGAATGTCGCGACATGTCTTTAACAGACAAAGTGCTGTGCATTGGTATGAAAGGCGGTGATGTGATGAGCCTATTCCGCGAAATCATGGTAGATGGCCGTATCACGAAAGGTGAAGTGCAAGACATGTCAAAGGTGATTCACCAGATGCATGTTGCTTTGGCTGAGCTGGATAAACAAATCCAAGCTTGTATTGATAACCCAGAAACAGAAAAAGCCTGACGTGGAAGGTCAGGCTTTTCGGTTGTTCACAAACCCGAGAAGGAAATGAACATGAATATGTTAACACAAGAAAATTTTAACATAAACGAAGTAACAATGTCATCACCTGAGATTGTTGATTTTATTAACATTCATCGCAAAGAAGTTGCTACTGCCGAAAAGCCATATAAAGAACTTCGTCATGACGACTTTATGCGGAAAGTACCAAGTGTTTTGGGTGAGGGGCACGCTCCGAAATTTATCGGAACGCAAAACTACGGCAACAATAATACACGCCATATCTATAACTTCCCAAAACGCGAAGCCTGCTTGATGGCTATGTCATATAGCTATGAGTTACAAGCTCAAGTCTTTGATCGTATGACTGCAATGGAAGAAGCGATTAAGACTAAAAATAGCTTTGACATCACCAACCCAGCACACCTACTTCAAGCAATCGAAGTACAAGCCAAACTTAATATTGAGCTTACTCAAAAAGTAGCGGTACTGGAGCCAAAGGCCAAAGGCTTGGATCGAATTGCTGACTGCACCAATGTACTAGGCATTCGTGAATCCGCAAAAGTCCTTAAGGTCGGTCAAAACAAGTTGGTTCAATATCTTCTTGACCACAAGGTCGTATATCGTGACCAACACGGAAAAATCCAGGCTTATCAAAAATCTGTTGATCAGAAGCTTATTCATGTTGTGACTTCCGCACCTCGCTTATTTGAGTCGGGTGAAAAGGTATTCACGCAGGTAAAACTTACTCAAAAATTGATTACTCGCATTGCGAAGTGGTTAGAGCAAGGGGTGGCAGCATGAGCAGCTTCATCCCTAACAGCTTCCAGCTACCAAATGCGCTAATTGATGATGGTGTAATGGCCGAGATGAAAGGCGCAGCTTTAGCAATCTATATTCTGATTGTTCGCAAAACTCGTGGCTGGCAGAAAGAAACTGATGCAATCAGCATCTCTCAATTCATGAAGTTCACCGGCTACGGCAAAGATGCAGTAATTTCTGGTGCAG